GGCTCGGCGGTGGCGCCGATGGACTGCAGGATTTCATCGTCCGGGCTCGCCACGGCACGGGAGGCGGCAATCGCGGCGTCGCGGTCGGCCTGAGCCTTGGCGGCTTGGGCGTCCAGCACGGCGCGGCCATCGGGCGGGGTACTTTGAGGAACAGCAGGATCGCCCTGCTCTTGCTGGCGAAGCGCATCGAGCTGGGCGGCGAAGTTTTGGCGAACACCGTCAAGGCCAGCATCGGCGCCGGTCTGCTGCGGATCTTCTTGAGTAAGGCCGGCGTCGGCTGGCCGCCCGGGCGTTGCGCCCGCATCCGCTTCAGTTCCGTTCGCCGCCTGCGCGGGATTGGTTGCATACTGCCAAGCCTTCTGGCCGGCGAACATCGCGCCAGATTGGCCAATGGAAGAAAGCGCTTCCAGGGCCGCGTTCTTGGTGTCCCACTGGTCATTGGCAAGCCCCTGGCCGACGTACTCACCGACAAATTCGCCCGTAGGCTCCAGCGCCGCCGCGGTGGCATTGCGCGCGATGTTCCCGATGCCCTTCTTGGACGCCTGATACGCCGCATCGCCGGCAATCTGTTGAGCAAACTCGCTGGATTGAGTTGCGGCCTTCACCGCAGCCTTGTCGGCCATGTCCACGCCCATCGCGCTCAACGCACGACCGGCAGCCGCCTTTCCTGGCGCCGTCAGCAGATAATGCGCGAGCCCGCCTGTTGCCGTATCCACGGCGCCGATCACGCCGCCCTTGATGGCGGTCTGCTTGAGTAACTGGTCGCGGTTGGCATCCACATAGGCTTGCACCGCCTGCGTGTCGCGTGGGTTGATACCGGCCTGTTGCAGCGCGGTTTGAATCTGGTCGCCACCCTCAATAAGCGCATTGCCCGCCGACGCCCCGGCCCAACCCCCGGCGATAGCACCCGCGGGTCCGGCTGCCGCGCCGCCTGCCGCTGCGCCGCCGACAAGGCCGATGGTCGGCGCGATCATGTTCGGGACTTGCTCGACGACGCCCTCGCCCATCGCCCGAAAGTCTCGGCCGACTGCCTTCAGCGCAGGAAGGAACCCCTTTGTTTCGTCGTAATCGCTCTTGATTTGGCGGGCCACATTGCCAATCCCGCCCGTCACCCCGTCGCCCTTCTCCCAGGCGTCCATGAGCTTCTGGCCTTCGGGCCGGCCAGGGTTGGCTTGCGCGTAGTCGGCGGCCTCTTGGGCGGTCTGCGCGACGCCTTCCGTGTCGCCGCCGGCCAGTTGGGCGGTCATCTTCATAGACTGACCGGCCTTCTTGAAGCCGCGAGTCAGCGGGCCGTCAGTCTCGGGCGGGCTCACCCCTGCCGGCGACACCAGTTCAAACTGGCCCCAATCGGTAGCGCCGCCGCTTTTCGCGTCCGCCTTCTTCGCCCCCGGCTCGTTCACCAGCTCGAAGTCATTCCAGTTCGTCGCCATTCCACCCCCAAAAAGAAAGCCGCTTGTAGGCAGCATGGATTCTTCTTGCTGAGGGCTGGCCGATCAAACCCCATAGGGTGTATAAAACCGGCATGAAAGCTGCCGTGCTTCTCATCGCCCTGATCCCGTCAATTGCCGACGCCGGCAACTTTGCAACCTGCCTGCTCGACAAGCTGCCGGGCGTGCAGAACGACGTAGCGGCCCATGCGGTTTATCAGGTCTGCGCTGCGCAACACCCTGGTGCATTTGCTGCGGTCAAGCAGGGCGCCGGCCGCGGCTGGTTTGGCTATGCCGCGGGCGCCGACTGCACCATGAAAAAGGCCGGCGAAACCCGGAGTCTCCGGGCCGCCGGCCTGATTGGGTCCGCATGCAGAAGGCTTTACGATGCCCCCGTGGATTGGTCCCAATACGAGCTTGTCGGGGCTGGCCGCTAGACCGGGACCGGCACGCCGTTCTTCACCTGATACATCTTTCCATCCTTGCCGCGTAGCTTCGCGCCTTCTTGCTGGCGAGGATCGCCCGACGCCTGCGTCTGATCCACAAACTGCCCCGTCTGGTTGTTGATTACCCGGCTCGGAACAGTTCGCATCGCGTTGGCGTTCGTGTCCCACTCCTGCCCGCCCGGAACCACCGTAAAACGATTGTCCTGCTTTCCGTTCAGGTCGTGGATCTGCTTGGCAATGGCGCCGCGCTTCTCCGGGTCGGTTTCGGCTTGATACTGGTCTTGAAGGGCGCCAAGCCGGCGCTGCGCCGCACTCTGGAAGCCTTGCGCCTCCTGCTTCAATCCAAACTCGCCGGCAGCGATGCCCTGCCGTGCCGCGGCCTCCTGCTGACGCAGCGCCAGTTCCTGCTGGCCCATGTCCTGCTTGGTGCCCGCATCCTGCCGCCCAGCCATGAAGCCAAGCGCTGCCGATCTGTCTCCCGCATTGCCCCGAGTCAGCATGTCACGCACGATCTCGTCGTTCGTGGTCTTGCGGAAGCTGCCGCCGCTGCCTTCGTTGAACGCGATCTGGTCCCGCAGGCCGGCCATCTCGCCCCTGATTTTGCTTTCGCGCTGAAGGATGCCCATCACGTCCGGCGATGAACTGCCCATGCCGGGGCGGAACCCCAGGCCGGGCTCCGGTGCGGCCGGCGACGCACTGGTTCCCGTGCCCATGCCGGGACGGAAGCCGAGTCCGCGCGGCTGCGGGGCGGTGCCGCTTGCGCCATCCCCCTCGACATTCGTGAAGAGCGGGGATTTTCCAGGCTCATCGATTCGCCGGATGCCGGGCGCGCTGGTGGCGGCTCCGGCAGGGGCTGCGATTGCGGGCTGTGCAGCCGCGGGCGACACGCCGGGCGCGGCCGGGCTGGCAGTCGGAGTGCCGGGCTGCGCCGGGGGAGATGCGGGCGCAGAGGTCATTTCCGGCTCGGCAATCAGACCTTCGCGGTTCTTGGCTCGGATGGCGTCCGCCTTCGAGTCGAATGCCCCAAAGGTCAGTTTCTTCGCCGCCTCGCCGTAGGCCGCGCCCATCGAATCGAGCGGCCCCTGTATCGGGGAGGTAGTGGGCGCTGCCGGCTTGACGGCGGCCGGCCCGCCGATCTGTCCGTAGGATGCCCGCGCGGTATCTTGCACAGGTAGATCGCCCCGCTCCGCGCCGGGGATTGGGCCGGGACGGGCAGCCGTGGCCGCGCTGCCGGGGGCCTGGTAAGCGAATGGATCTCGCTTCTTCGGGTCTTCGACCATTCCGCCATCGGCGAAGTTCTGCCCATACTTCTGCTGCTCGCCAAGGCTAGCAAACGGACTTCGACCCGTGAGCCGCCGAGATTCCGCATGCTGAATAGCTCGGTCGTACATCTCGGCTGACGGGTGCCCCCCCGCGAGCACGTTGGACAAATCCTTGAAGCCCTGATTGGGAGTAACCAAGGGGAAAAGCATGGGCTTCCCATTAACGGTGGCTTCGCCGGAAAACTCAGTCATGGTCGATCCGTCGTTCGTCGCTAGAGGACCGAGAAACCCTTGGCCTTTTGGCGTTCCGTCGCGGCGAAGCCCATATCCACCTGTCGCTTTTTCCGCAATATTCCTGATGTCTTCGTCAAACGGAACCATCCCCCCGTCAGCAAAGTAGAGCGAATCAGACGCCGGCTTTTCCTCGCCCACTTCCTCGCCCTGATTGGATGGCGTGTGGGTGCCGACGTTCATCGCATCCAGCACCTGCTCGCCGATGGCCTGCACCTGCTCGGGCGGAACCTTGTACTCGCCGTTGCTCAGATTGACCGGCACCTTACCGCGCGGATGGAAGCCGAGTCCGGCCCCCGGCGGGCTCTCGATTCCTTCCTTCTCGCGCTGGGATCGCGACTTGAAACCAAGGCGCGGGCCGGGGTCGGCCGCCTGCGCCGCCTGCATCATCCCAGGGCGGAAGCCAAACCCTGCCATGTTCTGCTCGCCAATCTGCCGGGTGCTGTCGGCCGGCATGATGTAGGTGCCCGGCGGCACCGCATCTTTCACCGAATCGGATGTGCCCGTGCCGGGGCCGCGAACCATGCCACCGTTGGCAAAGCCTTCCGGCTTGGGGCCAATGCCGCCCGGCATCGGAAACCCACGAGTCATCTGGGCGGCAGCGTCGGGCGGAACGCCAAGCGCAGACGCGGCGGGCTGCACGCCTGCGCCTGTCGCCGGGGGCGTGGCGGGCGTGTCGAAACCGTTCGTGATTTGCAGCGCGCCAGGGGCCGGGTTGGCCGGCTCGAAACCGTTTGTGATCTCAAGGCCGCCGGGTTTCGGCGGCTGCTCGAAGCCGTTGGTGATCTGCAGCGGCGGGGCCGGAGCCACGCCGGCAGATGCCGCAGCAGCTCGCGCAACGGACTGCGGAACCCGGCTTCCTGTCGGGTAAGCAAACCGCGCCGTTCTGCTTCCAGTTTGATAGGCAATAGGCATGATGTTTTCCTGTCGTCAGATCTGTTCGCTGATGGTATGGCTACCGGAAACGCTGGCGCCGGCACTGAGGCTGATGTGGCTGTTGATGCCGGACATGGCGCCCGCAACCAGACGGCCATATACCTCTGCCGCAGTTTGGAGCGATGTCAGATCGCGAGTGATCGCTTTGTCATCGAGCCCGGCCGACAGCTGAGCCATTGAGATGTCGCCCTGCTGATTGGACTTTTTGGCATCCAGCAGAAGATTCTTGAACCCAAGTTGCGCCGAGTAGTAATCCCGACCGGCTGCCCACATTGCCTTCTTCGCATCGGCTTTTTGCGCCGCATACTGCGCCGCCGACCCCGGCAATGAGGCAAAGGCATTCAGATAGCCGGTGAGGCCATTTGCCGCGACTTGTCGCAGGCTATTCACCTGTTGGACAGCGAACTTGATCATCTCGATTCGGACCTCCTGCGCCCGAATCGTCAGATCGCGGTTCAGATCACCTATCAAGCGCCCCGCTGCAAAGTCAGCCTCCTGGCGTGCGGCCACCAAAGCGCCGGGCGGAAGGGCGTAGCTCAATGCGGCAAGCGAGCCCGCCGCCTGCCGCTTGGCACGCTGCGCTTCTTCCATTGCGCGGGTGCGCCCACGTGCAAGCTCGGCATCCTCGGCAAGGTTGATCGCGGTTCCGGCAATGGCGCGCGTGACCCACTCGTCCGCCTGGCCCCCGCTGCTGTGGTTCATGTACGGGAAGAAAATGTCCGCCGCGCCGTCACGCAGCGAAACGAACCAGTCTTTCAGCTTGGAAAACTCGCCCGAGTAGTCATCCCTGAAAATCTGCGAGATGTCGTAGTCAGGTCGGAAGAACACCTCGGTGGGCTCCTGCTCCGGCTGTACGTCGTGAATCGTCGGGACCGACACCTTCGCCGATTGCTTCAGTGACGCCATGATCACGTTCAGATCGGCGGTCGCCTGCCGGACATGATGCAGGTGAAGGTCCGTGACCCTATCTGCCCGGTTGAGAAAATCCCCGCCGGTCAGCGGATTGATACTGGAAAGAGTGGATGACATCGCTCAGCCTGTTCTCAGATGTGACGGGACATGACTTCAGGCTGGTAGTCGATGGCTTCAAGCTCCACCCGCTCCACGTCGGAAGCGAGTTCGAATTGCCAGTACCGACTTTTCAGTCCTTTCCCTATCTTGACGCGGGATGCCCGCGCATCCAAACCCGACGGGGTGACGGGGTAGGCGTAGATGTGGGCCGGGTCGTGAACCACCTTCAGCGCCAACGGGCCGGACGACTTCGCGCCGACGATCACGTTGGCGACCCGCTTCAGCATGGTCGATCCGAAGTCGGTCTCCGCAAACGTCACCGTCCAGGGGATCGGGGCTGTTCCGTCAAGCGCGCCGCCAAGCTCATAAATGCCGTCCGACTTGCACCCGTAGTAGTGCCCATCGAAAAAGGCGAACGAGTTGAAGCCGTATTGCGAATAGCGAGAGTGGGCAGAGGTCGCAAGGTTGGCGACCCACGTTGTAATCAGGTCGTCCAGCGAACCGGATAGCAGCTCTGCGACATTGAGCGCAACGGTTTCAGCAATCGCCGCGTTGGCCTTCAGGTTTCCTTTCGCCGTATCGCTCACCGCAATATCGTTTGTGATGCTGCCGGAAAGGTAGCCTTTGGATGCGAAGCTATCGGCCACCATAATCCCCTGGCTCGTCGTCGCCTGTGCAAGCCGGGTGGGGGATGCGGCCGACGAAAACGCAACGGATTCCGTCATCGTGTAGTGATACGCGGCATTGATGGCGCCGGACGTATTCACCTGATCCAGCGTATTCACGTTCCAACGCGCATACGGCTGCGCCGAGTCGGACGCGGACAGGGCGGCGGTGGATTCCGCGCTGTACTGAAAACCAATGTCAGCAAGGGTTGGCGGGGTGAATGCGCTCGTCCATCCGCGATCGGTGCCGACGGTGATGCGGAGGAAATCGATTTTCCCGGTCAGGTCGTTCGTTCCGTCGCGGTCGGAAACCTGGGCGCCAATCGCCATTACGCCCACATCAGCGCTGTAATTGGTATTGTCCGTCGTGCTCGCATCAAGTACGCCGTTAATGAAAATCCGCAAGGTCTTGTCAGAGCTGCGAACAATGGCAACGTGTTTTCTTGCTCCGTCGGCAATGGATGCAGTGCCAACCTTGACGATGGTTGATCGCCCCGCAAGGAATCGGATAGACCCTGCGGGATAGGCCATATCAACACGATAGCCCGTCGTGCTGCCCGTGTAATCGAGGATCACATCACCGGCAGCCGCCGTCTTGATGCCGAAGTCAATCACAAAAGCACCGGAGCCAAGCCGGAAGCTAGGCCGGCCCGGAGTGGATAGATAGTCACCCGTACCATCAAGACTAAGGTAAAAGCCCGTCAGCGCGTCGCCTTCGGCTACCTGCGCGGCGTTTCCTGCGCCCGTCCAGTCGAAGGCGCCTGTTTTGTCGCCGATAGTGGTAACCGCGCCGGGCGACCCGAACCGCACGCACGCCACCACATTAGCAGAATAAGCATCAGCCATTTTTAAGCATCGCCAACAAAATTGATGGAGAATTCACGCTGATTTGCGTGTGGAGTGTATTCGCCAAACTTTGAGTTATCAAAATCTGTTTCGTTGAGCTTTGATGGAGAAAACCTTAGCTTGCCGTCCCATGACTGGATAAGCAAATAGACCGGCCGTCCTTCAAGGTGAAAAAACAAATAGTCTGAAGATCGCTCGGAGTCGGCGTCAAAATAGTTCTCACCAGAATCCGTTTTAAGCGGGGTTACACCACCAGCGCAAACAAGAAACTTCCTGGACGTTCCGCTGTATTTACCAAAGATTGTAGATGAAAGAGAAAGAGGAAAGAATTGCGCAACTTCCCTATCAGAGTCTCTTGGGGGCCACCCGTCACGCCATGCAAAACTAACAGGAAGGCTTGATGATCCATACCCACCACCAAACCCGCCAAAACTTCCCTTCACCCACGCCCCAAGCATTCCGCCGTTTGATTCATAGGATTCGTTGTTGAGGGGGTACTGTGGCACCCCCCATGAATCTTCTTCCGGGTTAGTGCATGTCTCTGATCCGCTGTTTGGCAGCCCGTCAGAATCAATATTTTCCCACCACCCGCTACCGGGAGGGTCGCCCGTATAGGTGTATGTCTTTCCAGCGGCAATATATGTTACGTGCTGGCTTGCTTTTGATTGGTAATTCCATCTTGATTCTATGCAAGAAATGGCGCCTTCTCTTTCAAAAGACGGAATAACAACAGAAGATCTAATCGTCTCTAAATATCCATTAATGTTGTTTGTCCATAGCCGAACAATCTTTAATGTAGTAATTTGCGTGCCATCGTCCCACGGCCTAGAACCAAAAGGAGCTAATCTACTAACATATCCTGTCGTAGCAGACGCAAGATACTCATACCTAGATGGAGCCGAAATATCATCACTTGGCCTATGACCTTGGATATAGACACGTTGATTTGTCTGACTCCAGTTTTCACCATTCAACCCATCAGGGTATTCAATGAACTGAATGTTCAGATTTTCTTCTTTGGACATCCACACGGAATCTGCGGGCTTTGGCTCTCCGACTGGCCTGTTGTTTATACGGCGCTCGTCAGGCGGGCGCCCGCCGTAATTCTTTGGACCGTTCTTGTACCAAACAACCTTTCTTTCTCCACTCTGCTCATACCAGACGTGCAAAGGGGCCAAGCATCCGGCGGGCGAGTACGTGCCGTAGTTGGGGCCTAGTCCAACAGGCTCGGCAACGCCTCCATTAATACGCGGCACTTTGAACGCGCCCACCGAATAGCCGTTAGGGCCATAGCCAGCACACACCACGTTGTCGGACTCGTTAAGCGCCAAAGACGCGCCGCTCGGGCTGATTGACAGGGTGTAAAGGTAGGTCTTGATGTACTGCCCGGAGCTGTCATAAACCACGATGGACGCGCGCTTCCCTTCGTAGTCAAAGGCCCATCCGAACAACCCAGAGAACGGCGTGCGGGAATAGACGGGCTGCAATGCTTCGGGAGAAAGAAGCACCTTTACCGTGCCGGCCTTGATCGCCTCTTGCAATGCCGCGCCGCTCGGGAACGACCCGCCGAGAGGCACGTAGCCCAGCGTATTGGCCTTGGGAACGGACTTCGTGCAGGCCGGCATTCCCATCGCCATCACGCCGTTTTGCTGGCTGATTTCGATTAGCAGGTCGGCAGGCTTGCCCTTTGCATTGACAGCAAGATAAACGCCATGCGTACAGTAGAAATCGTACCTGTAGCCAATCGAGAAGCTGCCGCCGAGAAGAATCTGCACCACCTGCCGCATTCGCCCGGAGTACAGGCCGGGCTTCAGCAAGGCACCCTGTGTCCAGCCCGTAGCCTGCCAAGGGGAAGGGACGGAAGTTCCTGCGTTGGGGTCGAACTGCGGGGCCTCGCTGATAGCGGACGCCGGGACGCGCCCGTATTTGCCCATCTGCCAGCCCTTCGGCAGCTTGTTGTCGGCAGCGTAGGCAGACGACGGAGAGAAGCCCCATATCCTGTTATATTGCTCGCCGGTCTGCGAGTCGTAGCGCACAGCATTGACGTTGTATTGCGTCATCCCGGACATATACGCCGGGCACTGTTCGCCTTCCTCTTCGCCGTCGCTCCAGATCGTGATAACGGCGTGACCGCCGCTAAGTTTGGCCTCGACGCGCTCGGTATCGCTAACCTGGAATTGCTGGAATCCGTACTCATCTACTTCGCGCATCCGATCCACCATGCCGATGCCAATCGGCACCAACCGGGACGCGGGCGTGGCTTTACCACGGCAGATGAGTCGGATTCCGTCTTTCATCAGGCAGACGCGCCGTTGATCGTGGCGGTAACGAGAAGCTGGTCGCCGACCTCAAGGGGTTTTGCAGTCGGGAACTTTGAGGCGCAGAACAGCACGCCAGAGGTGCCACCCTTCACGGCAGACGAATAGACCCCAGCACCGTAGGCAGTAAAGGTCATCGCAGCGGTAAAGGTCGCCTTGCTTGCGGTATTGGTCAGGGATTGCTCCGTGCTCGTGGCGGGGTTGAATGCTTGCCGGGTGCCCTCGCTAATCTGCGTGGTCGCCTCCCCTGCCGTGGCCGGGAAAGACGCGGCCATGTCACCGACGACCGGCGTGTAATTGTTGGTAAAAAGGTTCATGTACCAAGAGGTGACCTGCGTCGCCCCCTTGAACTCCACATTCAAAGTGTGGTTAATGCCTTCATTCGTCACAGCCATTGGGCACCTCTACTTGAGTCGTTGCATCAACATCGAATTCGTCAATCACTTTGCCGTTGCGGATGTGTTGCACGTGAAATACAACCTGCGGACGCGGCACCGTCTCGCAAATACCTTGCGGTTCGTTATCCATTGCTTGCACCTTTGATAATCTCTGCGTCGAAATAGTCGGCAGCCGTCATTCCGTTGGCGACGCCATTAACGGCGAGTCCGGTCACAATTTGCCGGATGCCGTTTCCCTCGCGCACCATCGACCCGCCGCGCAATGCAGCGGGGAATGCAACCTTGTCGAAGGAAATATTCGTCACCTGCCCGCCGTTGTCCGCCACGACAAACCCTTCAGGGCTCGCCCATACCATTTGCGTGGCGTGCGGAAAATTAACCAGCGTGCCGGGATAGGCGCCGTAGGGCGTCACCATGCGATAGGGCTGGCTACCAAACTCGAAGCCCGAGAGGAACCCGACTTCCCCCTCGCCGTTCGGGCCGAGCGTGCCGACGTAGATGCCGTCCTGCGTGGGCGCGATAAGCGAGCCGGGCTGTGCAAACTGAATGAAGTTGCTTGATGGGCGGAAGACGCCATAACGGAACGGTTCGGACCAATACAGCGCGTTGCCACGGAAGCCCAGCAGCCGGCCGGCGGCAAATGCCAGCACCGAACATGCCGGGAACGGTGCCTCGAACAGGGTTTCCAAAAACTTCCCGCCGGGCGATGCGTCAATCCTGGCCGACGTGACGCCCACGGAGATGAGCTCCGCTTCGAACAGGGCCGATTCGTTGGTGTGTGAGCAGTAGATGCGCAGCGCCATCGCGCCGGTTGGGCCGGAAGAGGGAATCCCTGACAGTGCAATGCCTTGTCCGTCAGATACCTCCACCGCCACCGGGAGGGACGGCGAAGATTCCTCTCCGTTCAACGAAACCCATGTCACCGCTACAAGATATCGGCCTGCCTTGAGCAAGCCGTTCGCAACGGGAGCCAGCGTAGGGCTACCGGGGGATGGAAGCGATAGCCGAACCGCCGGCCCAGTCGCGCCCACCTTGCCGATGGAGATGCCGTCTGAAAAGGCCACCATCCCATCGGGCAAGACGGCATAGGCCACGGGCTTCCCATACTGCACATCTGCCACCGTCGATGTTCCGCCGGCCGTGGTGCGATTGAGCATCGAGCCGTCTGCGTGCAGCATAAAGGCCGGCGTCGAGAACAGGGAGTGACAGCGCGAGCCCTCTACGCGCGGGGCGGTTGCATGACCCTCTCGGGTGCGCAAAACGCCTTCCTTGGTCACATCGAGGTTGGTTGCATCCCTGACGAACCCCTGCGGAATCGCATAGTCGGGAGACAGCATGTCCATTCCGCCGGCAAAGCGCGGAATTTTCGGAACTTTCGAGTTTTCGGTGGCCACGGCGTCGCCCTCGGCTTACGGAAGAAAGCCGACTACCGCATGAGGCTCATCCTTGCGGGTCGTGCGGCGCAAGTCCGCATCCGGTAGCGGGCCGAAATAAGCGGTAAATTCCGCTTCTGCCTGGGCGGCTCGGGCGGGGTTGATCAGCTCCGAATCGGGGATGCTGAACACCCGATGCAGCACCCAATACACCAGCTTCTCATGGTGCTGGCCGTTGATTTCCGGCGTATCGGTCGCTTCGACCATCTTCACCTTCGGCGTGCGGTAGCCTTCCATGAAGAAAGTCCCGGCGCGATCCGGGCGCGGCACCAAGCGAATCGACGTGTCGTTTTGGATGGCATACTCCGGGGCGCCCTCCAAGTCGCGCCAGTCTTCGACGTGGCTATCCAGCCACTCCGGCGACGTTAGGCGAACGGACAGCTTGCGCGTTTCGGTATCGGGCAGGAACGCCGTGTAATCCAGCTCATACAGGGACGCATGTAGCGGGTAGCTGGACGTTCCTGCGACCACGGCAATCTCGCAGATGGCCGGGTCCGAATGCTCATGAATGAGGCGCGCACAAATGCACGCCCGACGCTCCGCCTCGTTGAAAAGCCCGGTCAAGATGAGGTCAGCAACCAACGGCGGAACCGTCTGGTCGTTGGCCTCCAGCCGATACCGATCAATCAGCTCGGCCAGCGTCATCACAGCGCCCCGAACTGGTCGATCATCTGCGCCGCAGCGGTGCGCATCGCTTCAACGGCAAGCCGGCCGTCGAGCTTTTGTCCGTAGTTGGTCTGAACGAACAGCTTCAAGGCATCCTTGTCCATGAAGGTGATGGACTGCTTGAGGTCCAGAACCTTCTGAACGGCCTTGTCCGTCTCGTTTTTGTCTTTGAGCGCAGCTTCCAGAAGCTTCGCCGTATCGTCGGCAGGCTCGGGGGTGGCTTCCGGCAGTTCGGGGGCTACCTCAACCTTAGCCTCGCGAAACAGGTCGCCGTGGCGCAGAAGTTGGCGGGCGGTCGTGGCGGGCAGGTTGCGCACCTGATCGGGGGCAAAATACAGGCCAGTGCCGTAAAGGGTGTCACGCCACTCGGACTTACGGCCGATGTACTGCACCGCCACCAGGCCGCTATCGGGAGCGGGAGCGGCAACGGCAACGGCAATCGCTGCCGGCGCCGTTTCGGTCTTGATGCCCTTCGTCGCATGCACCACCCCGCGGAACAGGTAGTCTTTGGCTTTCTGATCCGGCGGCAGCTCCGCGTAGGGCACGCAGCACGGGTGCTCCTTCTTTTCGGCATCCTTCACCGGGCCGAACTTCCAGCCCTCGGCCAGCTTTTGCTCCAACCAGGATTCGTGCGATTTCTCGGGCGTCGCGTCCGGATTGGCGAGGTGCATATCCACGCCAACCAGCGCGCTGGCTTTTTGCCACTCGGGCGCGTCCTCCCAAGCCGGCTGCGAGGCGTCACCCAGGGCGGCGCAGTATGCACGGTTGATTTCGTGGGCCACTCGGGCAATCTCGGTGCGATCCATGCTCTATCTCTCCTGCGGGTTACAGGGAGGGGATGAAATGCCCCTCCCTTTGGTCAGGCTTCGGCCTTAGCGCGGGCCGGTCAGCTCGCCATTGATGCGGATGTCGATCTGCGACGCCTTGGCGTTGGCTGCGCCACCGGTCGTCAGGATCAAGCGCGCCTCCTTCGGCAGCACGACCGGCGCCGTGGTGGCGGTCTTGCGCAGGATTGCGGCGGAACTGAGGGCGTAGCCGGTGCCGAAATAGGCGTCATTCTGCGGAACCAGAGTCGAATCGACGCCATCGGAATAGGCGAAGCCCAGCTTGCCGGTAACGGAAGCCGTCATTGCCGTGGAAACGGTGATCATAACGTCGTCCAGGCGCAGCCCAGCCGGAATCGGGCCAAGATCAACCACGTCGCCCGAAGCAATCGCAGCGGTCGAATCGGAGTCGATAGCGGCGCCAGATGCGTTCGTCACAAGCTTGTAGCTCAGGGCGGTGAGGTTGCCGTAGGGGGCGCTGCCAAACTGGCGGTCGGCGGCAGTCTTGCGGGTGATTTTTGCCATGATGTGGCTCCTATGCGGTATCGAAATCCGGGCCGGCGGGCGCGTCGCCCATGCCGGCCCGGTCGGGTTACATGCGGGCGCCGATGATCGGCACGGCGGTATCGAGCACGGTCACGCCGTAGTCAGTGATCTGCTTGCCGGTGTCGCCGGTATCCACCTCGAAGCGGATCTTGGCGACGGCGCGGATGGCGCCAATCAGCAGTTCCACCTTGTCGCCGTGGTCAAGCTCCTTCTCGCTCCAGAAGAACGGAATGGCCGACTTGTCGGACGCCGCCATCGCCTCGCCGAGCGCCTGGCCGCCCAGCAGGATGGCGCGATCCACCGCGAAGGTCGTGCCAAAGCTGGCCGGCACAACGCAACTCGATTCCGTGTCGCTGGCAGTGGTCGCGCAATACTTGATCGTGTCGCCCGAGTAAAAACGGATCGGCTTGGGCATCTTGACGATCAGCACGCCGTTCCACAGGCCCGCATCACCCAAGAAGAGCGGGTGCATCTTGGCTTGCTGCGCACGGGCCATCGAGTTGGCCTGCAGTTGGCGGAAGTTCGGGTCGGTGGCAAAGCCGCTGTACTGAGCCGGCGACACCAGCAGCACGCGCAGAGGCGAATCCGTGGCGGCGGCGTCGCCCTCGAAGATCACCGGAGGCGGCGGCAGGGCGATCTGCTCCATGTAGGCGCGCAGGCCGTCGATCACACCCATCTTGAGCTGGTCGGTGGTGGTCAAATCAACTTCGCCGGCCACCACGTTGAACGGCTGAATGCCTGCGCCATCCGCGATGAAGTGCCGGTTTTTCGACGGGGCCTGAACCGGGTTCACCATGATCTCGGCGAAGTCGGGGTGCGCGTCGGTGGGGATCGCCCATTCGATGTTGTTGTGGAAGCCGCGAGCGCCCGCCATCGCCACCAGCTTGGACTGGTCGATGTAGCGGTCCATCAGGGCTTGAGCCACCGGGCGACCCAGCCGGCGGAAGTCGGCCGGGCTGCGAATGCTGGTCATCACGTTGCCCATATCCACCGGGAAACGCGCCTGATTGACGCGCAGGCGGGCTTCGGACAGATTCATACCCACCCCACGACCTTCCGCATAGCGGCTGCCCATGATCGGGTAGGCGTTCACCGGGTTCAGAAGGTGGAAGGTCACTTCATCGCCGCTGCCCTTACTCAAATCCTGGCAGCGCACAATCGGCATGTGCGAGGTGCTTTGCTGGCGAATGGTGGATTCAGCGCCAGCGGTGCCGGCCGGCATTTTGCCGGTCAGGCGCGACATGACCGTGCTGTTACGGGTCATGTGGGTCGCAAACAGGCCAACGGCCTGCTTGATCATGTTCCCCTTGTCGCCGTAACCGGAGTTGGTCTTCATAACCATGATCGGGATTCCTTAAATCTGGGAGTTCAAGTAAGCCTCGATCTGTTCGGGGCTCATGTTTCTCATGGCGCCATACATTTCGATGCTGTTCATGTTGTCGATTGCCTCCAGAGCATTTGTTCCAGCGACGCGGCCGCCGGGAATGTCTGAGAGGCTGGCCGGAATGGGCGCGGGCGCTTTGGCGATAACGGCTTTTGCCGCTTCGGCCGGGCTGACCGGCGCTTTCCCGGCGAGGGGTTTTTGTTGTTGCGTCGCAGCCTTGAACGTGTTGAACACCTCGATTACGTCGGCGGTCTTGCCGTTGGCGAGGGTCTGGTCCAGCGCAGCACGGGCGTAACCCGGCTGGCTATCTCGCCACGCGGCAAACTCCTGTGATTCCGCAATCGAATCCGCATCGGGGTGCGCTTCGTAGATCGCCGACAGATGGGCGTTGGTCGCGGTCTTCGCGGCCTGCTGCTCGAAGGGCTGGAACTTGGCGTTGATCTCGGCCATTCGTGCCGCCACCTGCTGCCCGACAAGCTTGGCGATGCCGCTGGCCAGCGCTTCCTCGGAGAAATCCCCGAAAAGCGATGGGTCCGCGCCGGCATCAATGGCCGCTTGGGCAGCGGCGGCTTGATTGTCGGCGGCAGTCGGCGCCTGCCCAGCATCGGCGCGGGCCTGGGCTTGCAACTGGAGGGCTGCCAATTGCTGCTTGGCGGCATCCAGTTGTGAAGCCAGCGTCTGCGCCTCAGTCTGCGCAGCACGCGCCGTTTCGCGTGCCTGCACCAGCTTGTCGAAGCTGATCGTGTGCTTGCCGTCCTTCGCCAAAATCACCGCGTTGGCGGCGGTCAGGCTATCGTCGTTCGGGGCTGCGGGTTTTGAACTGTCATCGGCAGGTGCAGCGGCCGGCCCGCTGCTCAGTTCCGGCGACTGTGCGCCGGTATCGCCTTGGCTATTGCCCATGCTCAAACTCAAAAGCTGGGCAGCCTGCGCGGGGGAAAGGTCGCCCCTGGATTCGATGGCTTGGTTCAGGAAATCGTCAATGTTGCTATCGGTCGTCATGGCCTCTATCCCGCCACATATCGCCGTGGCCGCATGGGGATTAGATGCAGGCCAGAAGGCCCGCCCGTCGCCGTGCGCGTTGGCGCTTGGCTTGGGGCGAGTCTTGCAGTCGAGCCGATGCAGGGCGAACCCTACAGGGGGATTGGGGGCTTACGGGAGGGGCCGGCGGCGGGTTGTGCGGGAGATGGGCGTAAAAAAGCCCGC